TGAGTCCGGCGTATCGGTTGAGATAGGTGTAAAGCTGTCGGACTTTCCCAAGGTTTCATCTCGATAAGCATTTGCTTCAGCCTGGATCTGGTCGGCTTGCGCTTTTACAAACGCCCAGATTGCGACACCAATGTCACCCATATTGAAAAGCTTGGTTGCGTTTTCAGGTGAGCATTCCGGCTCAAACTCTTTGTTATTTTCAACAAAGACCACACCTTTCCAGTCAGCCACCAAGTGACATGCAGCAGCCTCTAATAAAAGCTCGTGATAAAGCTTATCATCACTACCGGCAGTGGCTACATCATAGCCTTTCGATGATAGTTGATTTTGTGCGCGCTCGACCGCCACTCGGTAGGCCTTGTAATCAGAGCCGCGAATCTTGAACTCGGCCAATACATTCCCTTTGCCATTTTTATATTCTTTCCAAAGAGCGACTTCTTTACTTTGTTGGATTGCTACTTTTAAAGCCATGTTTGATCTTCCAAAAGAAACCGCCCGAAGGCGGTCTGATGTTAAGGTGCGATAATGCGTGTAATGGTTGGTGATACGTTGATATGGTTAAAACTCACATCAAGCATAATAGTGTCCTCGCCACCACCATCCGGGTGATTAGCTTCAGATACTTCTAATTCAGGGAATTCGAAGGCATAACCATTGCCCTTGCCATCTTCGATAGAGAATTCTAATGGCATGGTGTCACGCGATTTCACATAGTCCACATATTCCGCAGCTTGAGCACCAAAAATAAATTGGCTGCTCAGGGTAATATCCACCATCTTTTCCAGATAGGTCTGTGCTGAAAGCTTCTGATTGCCAATACAGCGGATTGCCTCTAGGTTGTTCGAGATATTCAGCTCAAGCGATTGCATGCAGGCAGTACCCACAACACCCTGCCCATTTACAGTCAAGTCGCCAACATTCAATGCAGAAACCATAACGGCTTCAGGAACAGGAATTGGGGCAACAACTGGATTTATAGTAGTGCGCTCAAAGTCGGTGCCAACAAGACCAAAGGTTGCTGTAATTTTACCAGTGGTCGCAATAGACATTGATGCTTCACCAATGCGCACACCACGGTAGATAAAGACCTGACCAATATCAGAGTGAAACTTCACAAAGGTAAATGTTTTACGAACATCGCCACCAAATTGAAGAACATCACCCGCCCATTCATTCATGGCTACAGCTGACCAGAAGTCATCAAATAGACCAACAGATAATTCAACTTCAAGTGAACCGGTAATTTCTGCCTCAGTCGCCATACCACCTTGACGGAAGCGAGTATCTGAAACACTAGCTGAGGTTTCTGTGGTTACCGATTCAGACAGACCATCTGAGACCCGGCGAACTGTTTTCCAGACCGGTACGGCTGGTAATACTTCCGGCGTTTCCTCTGCTGCATAGTAGAGGCGAATTTTTGCACCACTCGACATGGCTTAATACTCCTAATTTTAGGCATAAAAAAACCACCTTTCGGTGGCGATAAATAAATTCTGTTTTAGTTAATTCGATAACTTACGTTTACGTTGTATTGGTAAAAGCTCATGGCTGAAGGATCGCCAATCACTGATAAATGTCCTGCATCTAGAATATCAACCTGAAGCATCTCCAAATTACCCACCTTATAAAACTGCATATGTTCAGCCCACTTGTCTGCAAGTTTAGATAGTTCCAGTGTTCCAGAGTGAAGCGGTGCAAATAACTGGATAAAAACAATGCCCGGTGTTCGTGTGCAAGGCTGATCACCAATACTTGCAATAAAAGTTCCAGCATTTTTCACTGTGACTTTTGCCCAGATCTCTTTCTTTGGCGGCTCAAATGGCTTGCCGCCAGCTTGTGGATTGTTTGCAATTTGAATATTCGCTTTAGGCATGCCAGTGAATGTACCAACACGCGCAAGAATCGCTTGTAAGGCTTGAGTATTGGTCATCATTTATATTTCTCGCTGACGTATCTAAATGAAAGTGCGTAGACACCATTGGGCGCTTGTTGACTCCAGCCATTTTCTAAACGTGTGCCGTATGGACTCAATGTCTGGATATATACAAGACCGCCTATTTTCGCTGTAGACGCTACTTTAAGGCCCTCTGATAGTGTTGCACCACCTGATAGGTCAAAACCTTTCTCATACGTGCTTTGCGGTGAATCAAGCGTGACTTTATGGGATGCTCTGTATTCGCCATCCATCACAGGGGATCGAGTGATTACCTGCTGAAGTGTCTCACCTACAATCTTTTTGAGATGGCTGTCTGCACTCTTCATCACTTCAAGCGCGAAATTAGTTGGTTTGTTTTTCCATCCCATGGCTATTCTCGATATTCAACAGTCACATCACCAAATAAAATTTCATGCGCTAATTCACCACTAATCACAACTGGCCGACATTCAATATCACTCTTGATTCGAATTAAGAAACCTTTTTCCAAATCCACATAAAAGGCATCTCGAATCTTTTCACCATTCAAAAACACCGATTTAATGTTAGTAGCGCGAACATCAACATGAAACGCCTGATCTGAATCAACTGCGCGCTGAATTAGCTTTGAATCATCAATGTAAATCATCAGTTTCACTCTCCTGAAACATTGCAAAAAGATCCTGAGCAATCCGCTGTATTGAATAGGCTTCAAATTCAGTGCTGGGCTTTTTTTCACCCATCAGCTTTTTAATTCGCTGCCAGATATGAACAGCTTCATGTAATAAAAGCCCATGCACTTCAATCAATGTTCTTTCGTCGCAATCACCCAATTGAACAATGCAATGTTTGCCACCATCGTAATAATCGACCTGAGCACCCACACCTAAATGCATAAACTCTTGTGTATCGTTCACATCATCAAATAGCAGGTCGAATTGATCTTGATTGCGGACTAGAGTGTATTTTGAATGTTCAAAGGGTGAGATATGCCATTCGGGTACATAGTTGTTGCTAATCATGCGCCCACCTTTCTTAATTGAATGATGTAAGTGGCTGATACTGGATCACTCCCAATATTTTTCACTTCAAAATCACCCTTAACAGTATTCCAGACATCACCGATCTGAGGCACACCAGTCACTTCATTTTGCAGAACAATCGCTTTTGCATCTTCGGCTTGATAATCAGCAGGTTTCACTAAGTCTTTTTGATACGAGCCAAACAATACGCCACGCCCTGAATATGATTCACTCCCTATAACTGGATATGTTTGTGTTTCAAAATCAAACTCGCCTGAGTAAATCGGCTTTTCACAAGTGAAGGTGTCAACTGCGTCAGCCAGTTTTTTATTAAATGCCGCAGCAACCTTGGCTTGGATTTTATCTTTCATCACTTCACCACAAATGTATTAATTGCAAAGCCTTTTAATAGGTATGGACTTAGCAAGTCATCAATGAATAACATCGTCGAGCTTTTACCCTGCTCCATGCCTGCCACATACTCTGTCTGAACCTCTACAGTATCCGCTTTGACACGTTCGGATTTCACCACACCATCCGCACGGTCTTTATAAAGTTCACCTTTAGCAGCCAACTGTGCAGCATAAGCCCCTGCAAGTAATACATCTTCTGGGATTACTTCAAATTGACGCAAAGGCTTGGCACGAAGCCAAGCATTCGCTTGAGTAACTGCGAGATTAGCGTCACCCGATCCAGCCCAATCTGGGCCAAGGCTTTGAGTGACTGAATCGATAGTGACGTAATTCATAGTTATTCCTTAAGGGGTTGCTGTTCCAGCACCATTGCCAGTTTCGCTTTCTGTGCCATCTACAGGCTCAGTCACGTCAGGGTCTTTGATACCATAGTCTTTACCTGATTTTGTTTCATCAAACACTTTGCCATTAGCTAAAGTGCTTGTGCTTTCATCCAGGTAGGCACGTTCCGATGGATACGTGTAGTTAATGGCTGGCTTTACTAAGTCTTTAGGAAGCATGTCCTACTCCTTATAGGTTGGTGATTAAGAAACGGAATGGAACTGCTGAGGCACCGTTGACCATTTCCCAGTTTTCAGCTTTCTGCAGGTCGCCCCATGAAGCAGATAGAGCTTCATTCTTCGTACCACCAGTTAAGGTGTTTTCAGGGGCAACAAAACTAAAGCCTTGTGGATGAATCAAGATATTGCGACGAGTACGCAGGATACGATGACCAGCACCATTACCTGTGCCGCCAGTACGCTCAACTTCCAGGTCATCTTCACCAGGCACTTGGTCATAAGAGAACGCGCCATTTGAAGCAAGAATAGAAATGAATTGAGCATTCACGCCAGTTCCAATTTTGGTGCCGAAATCAGTTTCAATTACTGCACGACCGTTATACACATCAACTGGTGGCAAGTTATCGCTTGTAGTTACTCGCTCCACCAGTTTTTGCTTACGCATTTTGGCT